CCTCGCGATGCGCGAAGCCGGAGTCCCGCTCGCCCAGGCCGCGGCGCTGGTCTGCGATCAGCACGGCCACGACGCGCCGCGCGGCCTGTGCCGCCGGTGCGGGCTCGGCGTCGACCTGACCGAGGAGAGCCGCCAGCGCGAGCGCGACCGCGACGCCAAGCGGATGGCCTACCTGGCGACACGGCACGCGGGCTAGTCGACGGGGAACCGCTGGATGAAGTGCTGGCGCTGCTCGCGCCACCAGGCCGAGAACCGCTTGATGTATGGCTGCTGCTGCTGGTCGATCATCGCGTGGACCTCGTAGGCGAGCCGGACGGCGTCGTCGGTCATCGCGTTCGCCGCGCCCATGTCGGGCCCGTTTGACTTCGTGTAGGTCTCGCGGATGGCGGCGAGTTCGCCGTCGCAGGCCATGCCGAAGCACGTGACCGCGTCCCGGATGGCGGTCGCCTGATCGTAGGTGAGCATGAGCAGGATGGACGGCTGCCGGGGCGCGTCGGGGAAGGTGTCGTTTGGTCTCATGCTCTACTGGTCGTTCGCCGCCGGGCATATCTGACACCAAGACCGAAAATCCATTGGATTGGCCTGCGGGGCCCAGCGATAGGCTGCGGCCATGGACGAGGAGAAGCACTCGATAGAGGACATGCACGAGCGCCAGGAGCGCAAGCGCGGGCGCCGGGAGGGCATGACCGAGGCTGAGCGCGAGGAGCGCGACGCCGAGCTTGTCCGCGACCGGCTGCGCGGCCAGTCGTGGCCGTACCTGGCCGAGAAGTACAACCTCACGCAGGAGTGGTGCAAGCGGATCTACACCGGCTGGCGCAACGAGAACCAGTCGACCTACCAAGGCCGCGATCCGATCCAGATCGTCCACTCGATGCTCGACCGGCTGGAGTCGTGGGTCGAGCAGCTCGCCGAGGTCGCCGACGCGTCCACGGCGGACACGGTCAAGATCGCCGCCATCAACGCGCAGCTCAACGCGCTCACCAGGACCGCCGAGCTGATGCAGGCCACCGGCATCCTGCCCCACGACCTCGGCACTCTGCGACTCGAACTCGACGTGCAGACCCTGGCCGTCCGGCTGGTCACCGTCCTGACCGAGAATGGAGCGACGCCCGAGATGAAGCGGGCCATCCTCGAAACCCTGAAGGCCGATGCGTTGCAGCACCCCGCGCTGTCCAACGGACAGGGCTGACGGCTCGCGCTTCTGCGCGTATCACCGAGACCTCCTGGCAGGCTTCGCCGCCGACATCGCCGCGGGCTCGCACGCGCGCCTGCGCAGCGCCGAGCGCCGCCGCCCGCCGCCGCCGCGCAAGACGTGCGACATGCCCGGCTGCCCCGAGACCGCCGAGCCCCGCGAGCCGTACTGCCTGAGCCACCTGGAAGAGTTGGGCTATGCCTCTGAGACTTGACCCCCGCGAGCACTTCGGGATGACCGTTACCGACGCGTTCATGGACGCGCTGTCCTCCGACCTGGAGGCCCTCGACCAGAAGCGCACGAGCTTCCTCCAGTGGGCGCTCAAGGTCCCCGAGCCGCGCGGACCGCTCAACTTCGAGCGATGGCCGTTCCAGCGCGAACTCTACGAACAGGGGTTCGATGACCGCGAGCTTGTGGTGATGAAGGCCACGCAGCTCGGCCTGTCCGCCTGGCTCGTCCGCTGGGCCCTTTGCTGGGCCGATATGCACGCCGCCCGCGTCCTGTACATCTTCCCCCGCGAGCGGCAGCTCCTGGACTTCTCAGACGGCCGCATCAAGCCGCTGATCCTGGGCGAGTACCTCCGCACCCGCGTCCCACCGGCGAGCGTGATGAACAAGACTCTGAAGAGCGTGGGGCTCGGCATCTGCTACTTCCGCGGCTCCGAGGCCGAGGCCGGGCTGGAATCCATCGACGCCGACGCGCTCTGCCTGGACGAGCACGACCTCCTCGTACAGGCGCACATTCCGATTGCCGAGCGTCGCGTCGGCGGGCAGGACTCGATGGGCCTGATCCGCCGCGTCGGCTTCCCGACGATCTCCGAGCACGGCATCCACAAGGAGTTCAAGAAGACCGACCAGCGCGAGTGGCACGTCAAGTGCGACGCCTGCGGCGAGTGGCAGGCGATCACCTGGGCGGAGAACGTCGACATGGAGCGCGGCATCCGCGTCTGCCGGGCGTGCCGCAAGCCACTGGATGTGACCGTGGGCGAGTGGGTCGCGACCTACCCGACCCGCGACGTGCGCGGCTACCACGTCACCAAGCTGATGCTCCCGAGCGAGGACATCGTCGCCCGGCTGATCGAGGCCAGCCAGGAGCAGGTGGCCTACAAGCGGCAGATCTTCCACAACCGCGACCTCGGCGAGCCGTGGGAGGCCGAGGGCGCTCGGCTGACCGCCGCGATGATCGCCGCCGCTCAGCGCGACTACACGCAGCCGGACGCGTACTTGGGCAGCAACCCGGTGGTGATGGGAGTCGACGTGGCCAGCACCCGCGCGCTGAACGTCTGGATCTCCGAGCAGGGCGAGCACGAGGGCCGCGTCCTGTACCTCGGGCTGGTCGACAGCTTCGATGACCTGGCCAAGCTCATGGACCGCTACCGCGTCTCGATGGCCGCCATCGACCATCTGCCCGAGGGGCGTCTCGCCCGAGCGTTCGCGAACCGCTTCGCCGGGCGCGTCTACATCGTCAACTACGCCACCGAGACGCAGAAGGACGTACTCACCGTAGACGACCAGCAGCGCCGCGCCAGCGTCCGTCGCACCGAGGCCATCGACGCGCTCCAGGAGCGCATCCGTTCACAGCGCGAGCGGCTCCCGCTCGACCTTCCGACCGACTTCGTCCAACAGATGTGCGCCAACGTCCGCTCCGTCGAGCAGGACGACCTCGGCAAGGTCAAGGTGCTCTACCGTGCCGATGGGCCCGACGACTGGGCGCAGGCGGGCACGTACGCGCTGGTCGCGGCCGACTGCTGGTGGATCCGCCAGCAGGTCAACCAGGAGGAGATCACCAGCCTGGACGCCATGACTGACCTCGGCTTCCAGCGCTCCGCGATCCGCGAGGACTCGATGGACTACAGCCCCGGCCGCGACGACGGGTCCTACATGACCGACCAGCACGTGAACGGCTACGGCTTCGAGGACGACGGCTACAGCTACGACGAGTAGCTCACGTCTTGTGCTATCCTTCTTGGCGTACCCCGACCGAGGAGGACCCCATGATCAACCGAGTAGGAAACCCCGAGCCGCGCACCATCACACGGCGCAAGCGGCTCGCGCAGGACATCCGCAACTCCCTGGACGCCTACCGGCGCTGCGCGTCGGACTGGCCGGTGAACGACCGGGTGCTCCAGCGGCTCGTGGCAGACCTTGACGAGCTACTGCGACTCGAAGGCGTGCAGCGATGAGCGGCGAGGGCGAGACCACCATCGAGGGACGCCACGTCGACTGGATGGACGACGAGAACGACCCCGGCCGCATCGGCGTCTGGATTGACGACGCCAGCCCCGTCGGCTCCGTCTGGATGACCGACAGCCCCGACGAGACGTGGATGGCCGAGGCCTGGTTCGGACCCGGCTACGGCATCGCCGTCGAGGTCGACAGCTTCGATGACGCCGTCGAGGCCCTCGTCAAGTACGCCATCGAACGCGAGGCCGCGCGATGAAGGACGTGACGATCACCATGACCGGCACGGTGGCCGAGTCTGTGTGCGCCAAGGCAGGCATCTACCAGTACGACGGCCAGCAGGCCCTGACCGATGTCAAGGTCGAGGTGCCCATCGGCTCGTGGTACGACCCCGAGCACGACCGCTTCACGTGGGAGGCCGACGAGGCGACCCGCTGGGCGATTGTCCGCCTGGCCGAGATGGACTTCGAGTGGGAGGACGCCACCGAGGGCTGCTCGGAGTGCGGCATGCCGTTCCCCGACTCGCACTACCTCGGCTGCCCCGTACCCGAGCGCCCCAGGGCCAGCCTCGCGCTCGACAGCGCCGACGTGTCCCGTCTCCTGGCGCTGCTCGACTCGATCCTTGCGCCCACGCCGCGCGAGGTTGCGCTCCAAGACCTGGCGAAGCTGCTCCGCGAAGCAGTGATGGAACGCTGAGCGGGGGCGGCTGAAACCGCCCCCTTCTCAGCTAGCTCAGGACAGGCCGGGTGGCGGAACCGGGAAGGGGAATCCGGTTCGAGCCAGGCCCTTGCCGCCGGTCAAGACCCAGATCCGCAGCACGGGTGGGATTCGCGTGCCCTTCACGGCGACGATGAACGGGTAGACGCCGCACGCCAGTCCCTTGACCTTGACGCGAGCGCGTCGTCCGGGGAACAGCTTGCTGGTCTGCACCCGCTGCCCGGCGACGAACACCAGCAGCGTCTTCGCCTTCGCGAACCGAGGCGGCAGCTTCTGCGTCATGGCCGACTCCAACGTTGTCACGCACGGCTTCGGGCTCGTGCCTGGAGGACCCTGCGGTCCTGCTGGTCCAGCAGGCCCGGTGGCTCCCGTGGCGCCCGTCTGCCCAGTGGGTCCGGCCGGTCCGGTCGGCCCTGTTGGCCCTGGAGGACCCTGCGGCCCAGGAGGGCCAGGGGGACCAGGAGGACCGGGAGGGCCAGGAGTGCCGCTCGTGGGCGGCGGGCACTTCCCATTCACGGGCAAGACATCGCG